CCCGAATCCTCTTGTCATTGTCTGGAGAGTTCCTGCGAAGTCTGCTCCAGAGACGCCTACTTTGGCGAACTGTGCTCCGAGTTCTCCGAGTCTCATTCTTTCGGATTCTGCCATAACGCCGAATCCTGAGAGACTGCTTTGTAGAACTGCATAGGATTGTGCCATTTCTGTGGTAGAGATGCCGTTCTGGATATTGGACATCTGAAGCGCAACAAGTTCGCTATCATAGATTCCCGCTGCGCCAGAGGCGGCGTTGAATGCTGCTGTCGCTTGCTCATTGGCTTTCGCCATAGCGAATGTTGATTCGATAACTTTCCTTGCAATAGAGACACCTATATTCATAGCGCTGAAAGTCGCCTTGAATGTTTCGTGGAACTGTTGCGCCATCTTTTCAGCGCCGTCTGTTGAAAAAGCTAGTTCCGCAAACGAACCGACGAGAGTGTCGGAAGCATCTGTGACTCCTGTAAGTGTCTTAAAACTGCGTTTAAGTGCTCTATCGAACTTTTTCAATGGATCAGATGAGTCTCTAAGTACCTCAACTAATTTCGCGAACGAATCGGCAGCGTCTTTGATTTCGAGATTATCAGCGTTTAATTTTTCAAATATGCCATTCAAGGCAGCGGCGACTCCTGGTGAGTCGTCTTTTATCTCCTTGATAGTATCGTTTATCTGTTCGAGGAGTTTTGCTTTATCCTTGGCTGCTGTGTCGTTGCCTTCTTCTGGTGGTGCCATTTTCAGTTACCCCCTACTTGAATGGCCAAACGATGCCAGTATCTGACTCGAAGTTCTTGATTGCTCTGTCGAGTTGGGCTTTTGACCTGTTTACACCTGGCTTATCAAGTCCGTATTTCTTCATTGCTTTGAGGTATTTCGCCTCGTGTCCAAGTGCTTTCTGGAAAGAGTTTATCTGTTTCTTGGTGCCTGTTACGCTTACGGGGATGCTTGATCCTCCGAACATACCTGTCATAATTGTTTCGATTGCTCCACCGAACATTGCGAGCCAACTCTCGTTAAGAGTACCCTCTGCTTTAGCGTTCAGGTTGATTTCGAGTGGAACCAAATCATTATCTTTATTCATTCTATGCCCTCCGCATAAAGTCGTTGCTTTATAAATAGTCTCTTACAAAAAGAAAACGGGCAATAATGCCCGCTCTCTGTTATCATTTTTTGTTCTGTGCCTTCTTTACCGCTTCGTTCTCGTCTTCAAATTGTTTTGATAGGCGACGAACGAACCAGTTTCTTAGTTGGACTGGGAGATTGTATGCTTCAATGAAACTCCAGCCTCCGTGATGTTTTAGATAGAAGAACTGTTCGTAAACGTTCTCCATGTACTCACTGTTTAGGCCAAAAAAACTCCGCAGTAAACGGCACCTCCACGTCGGCAACTGCACCGCAGGATGAACATTCACAAGACTGTTTCATATCGACGTTTGGCGTAACGACTTGGACACATGCTCTAATGTGTCGTGCGTCTTGTGCTGGCATGTTGTCGATGAAGTTGCTGACTTCTGTTTTATCGGTGACGCCATTGACTGATACTAGCAGAACTTTCAATAAATCAGTTGACGCAGAGTCGGCAAGTTTGTGTTTTGCCTTCTTAGCGGTGGTTTGCATAGCGTTCTTCTCGTCTTGTGCGGTGAAGAGGCGGAACTCTGCGGTGTATCCCGTTCTTGGAAGGACTGCTGTGAAAGTTCCGTTGTCAGTCGCCGCTACGCCGCTTTCGCTATTTTCGTCGGGCTGAATGCCCTCGTTATTTTCAAACTCAGTCAAGTCGAAGGTGTGCGCTTGTGCGGTGCCGCAGGAGGGGCAGGATACTTGGACTTTGTAGTCTGCGCCGTAACCTGATACTCTTGCTGCAAGTAGGAGAGCGTTTTTATCTCCGATGAGCAAGTCATCTGGGTTGATGTTCTTATCGACGATAAGGTTGGATACGAGCCTGTCTATTGCAAGTCCGTTCTTGAGTAGCGCTTGAGAGGTTAAGATATCCTCGTCTTTGGCTGTCATGTAACGGAGTTCGACAGTCTCTTGGTTGTGGAGCGGGTGATCCGCTGAATAGAACTGCCCTCGGGAAGGAAGCTCTACGAACTCTGTGGGCGTTACATAGGACAACCCTGTGGTTTGAGTTGGAGCAGCTTTGACTGCTTGTGCTGGCGCAGGGGAAGATGCCTTCGTGCGTCCTTTATTTCTCGACATTTACACCTCTAATGTATTTGTTTGTATTATGTCTTTATATTATAACACGCTTGGATGAATGTTTCAAGCGTTATTTTCTAGTTTTTTGGATCGTAGTTTGCCCAGTCGAACTGAACAGTCAATTGAATGTCTATCATTTCCTCGGAATCATAAGCGTGAGAACCAAAGTTTACTTCTGTGATGAAGGCGTTCTTAAGACTCCATTCACCCTTTGCTTGAGATGTACCTTTAACATCGGTTCCCATTTCTTTGATTACCAAATTTCCCATCGCAGATATTGCCGATGATTTAGTAATTGTTCTGCTTGTAGCTTCTCCAAGAGTCGCTGGATTACTGTATCCAATGTTCGTGAGATATCTCATGAATATATCCGATGCATTGGGACTTATAGCATCAACCAGTGTGAGACTGATAGTATTCCAAGTCACTCTTCCTGGGTAGTGGAAGGTGTGGTTGAAGAATGCGTGAGGGTTTGAGCTTACAGTATAAGACGGACGATCTACAGACTTCGCAAGAAACTGAAGGCTGTTTGCCTCTCCATCACCAGTGTCTGGTGTAAATTCTATAAGAAACCTAAAAGCTCTCTTTGGCTCGAAGTTGGGGTTTGACCAGAAATCTGTTGACATTATTTGTTTCTCCTATTGATGATATAAATAGTCATTAGTTTAGTTTAGTCCTCGAATCCTGCGCCTGTACTTGTAATAACAAAGTCGAGGGCGATGAACTCAATTGAGCGTGCTGGTTTGAGGAATATCTTGGCATACATGACATTTCTATCAACCAAGTCTGCTGTTGTTGTACTTTCGTCAAGAACAATCTTGAAGTCTGAAAGTCCAAGTCTTGCTTGAACGCTTCTCAAGAATGGCTCTGCTTTCGACAAGAACCTGTTCCAAGTTGCTGGAACGTTTTGATCGAAGAGGACAGTTGCTGCCATGCGTGAGATTTCTTTCTTCACGTAAATCATTAGACGGCGAACGTTGATTCTATCGAGAGCGGAAGGAGTCACTTGAAGTGTCTTCTGTCCGAAGATTACGATTCCCTCTGATGGGAATGAAGCAATCGGGTTGATGTTCGCTTCGTACAAGTCGTCTCTGTGCTTGGAAGTCAATCTCTCACGAGTTTGAATAACTCCGATTCCTGCGGAACCTTCTGTCAATCCACCTCGGGTGAATCCAGCAGGAGCAAACCATAGTTCGCTTTTGCGCTGTGAACTTGAGAATGTTCCAAGAGCAACGATTGAAGGCGGTGCCCAAAGGAGACTATTGGTTATAGAGTCGTTGATTTGAACCCAAGGATAGTAAGCACAACCATAAGATGAGTTTACTCCTCTTGTGTTTAGGTTACTGATTGCGGTTGAAACACTTCCGACTCTATTTGCGATAGTGGCGGTGCTTTCAGCGCTTGTTCTGTATCCAGAATCCAAGTCGATGACTGCAAGAGCATCTCCACGAGCCTCGCATACTTCCATCATGTGGGTAGTGAGTCCTGCGTGGTAAATACCTGGCATAGCCATTAGGTTGTATTCTACTACTTCTGGATCAGCTACGGTGTCGATTGCTCGCTTTGCTGAGTAGTAAGCGTATTTTGTAGAATCGGTTCCGTCGTCAAGTGCGCGAGTAAAGTTGAATGGATCTTTCTCGGTGATGTTCAATCCGTCGTAACCGCCGTAGAGTGGAACGGTGAAACGGTTGTATCCGTTATCGAGAACTGCCGTATATGAACTACTTGTCCAAGAGTTTCCTGCCAAGCGTGAACCAGATACCCAGACGCCCAAGGCGACACCAGTGTCTGACGAGGCTGATACATCGTCAAGAGAGAACATGTATGAGTATTCAGTAGAGTCTCCAACTGCGAATGAGTCAACTACAGGTGGAAGCATACGAACGACGTCTGAATAGCTTGAATCGTGGCGATTGTTGCCATTCTGGGTTGTGTCGATGCCGAAGTAAGCGTTCTTTGGATCTGAAAGATTTCCAGCGGAGGCGCTTACTCTTAGTGGAATCGCTGGGTAGTACATACTTCCTGTGAACCCGTCTGCTCCATCTGATCCACTTTCGATAAAGTTTGTACCTTCAGCCAAAGGAATACTGCCTCCTCCCTGTGCCCAAGCCCAATCTGGAACAGAGGCGCTGTTAGCCGAGTTATATGTCCATCGCTTCATACGAACTGGTCCGAATGAACCGAATGGAAGTAATGATGCGTCTGTTACGCTTTCGTTCACTTCTACTCTGATGAACCTAGATGCGTTTACAAAGTCTCCATAAACACGGTGACGGCGTTCGGTGTCGTCCCAAGAGAGGTATTGATCTCCGATTTTTAGTCCGATGTAGCTATTGGAAGCAGGGTTCAAGTTTACTGAACTGTATCTCTCAAGAACAACTGGTGCGTTATCATTATCTCTTGCGTCTCTTACGAGAACGCTGAATGTGCCGTGTGTCTGATCTGGGCTCGTTGGAGCCTTGATGTCTGCGATTGAGATTTTGAGCTTCTTTTGCTCATCCTCACCTGCGTCAAGAGTATGGAACTTGAATAGTTTCGTCATATCCTCGGCTTGATAGTTTGCAGAAGCTCCAATATCCTGTGAAATAATCCAAGGAGTTTGCGCTGCTTGGAATCCTCCACGGAAGTCTGCGGCGCTGGTTGATGAACCACTGTCCAATCCTAGAACTGTTCCGAAAGTACTTGTAGTGCTTCCGACGACATTTGCAAGGTGTCCTTCGTATGTAGGTCCAAGCCAATATGTTTCTGCCTGATCTGTGGCAGTTATTGAAGAGTTAGTCAATGTTGGATCGGTGTTGAATACTTTTCGGATATACTTTGAAGAGGAAGGAGTGAAGTTGAAAGAAACTTCTTGGGAAACTGCTCCAGCAGCGCCTAAGATAACTGCCTTATATTCTCCACCATCATCTGCGTAAAGACAAGCGGCGGATTGTGACAGAACTGAACCGTGACCTCTCAATGTTCCTGAAAGTTCGATAGAACCAGTAGTCAAATACCAGACTGCTGCGAGTGCGCCGTCGGCTGTTGTTCCTGATGAGCCAGATTCAAATACGAAGAGTCCGTATGCTCCACCGTTGGAAGATAAAGTAGAGTCGTTCTCTTTTGTTGTATACCAGCCTGCTTTTCCTGCGGCGTCATCGTCCAATCCAGTTTGCTCGGCTCCTAGAAGACGAACCACTGTAGCGGCGTTTGAGTTGCGGAGATATGCTTGTGCGGCATAGGAGGCATAAGTTGGGGTGGTATAGTTTCCGTCACGCCAGATGTCTCCGCCCTGTCCGCCTGCGATAGGGTTTCCGAAAACCTCGACGAACTCTGAAAATGAGTTTACTTTCACGGGGCGCATTGCTGGACCTCTCTCGGTGCGTCCAATGATGACTGGACCTATCTCCGCTCCAACTGCTGGCAACTGGGAGTTGTCAATCTCGTTGATGAAGATACCTGGTGAAATGAATTTGAATGATTTAACTGGCATTATGTGTTATCTCCTTGCAGCATTATAACATAATCTTCGAAATAAGTATTTATATTCGTATTATCGTAAGTAAATAGTTGATGAAAAAGCTAAACGCATAAATAAATAGAGACTACTCTCTATAAAACGGAACATTACCACTGAGGTGTATATTCTCGTTTATGTCTCCGAATATAACTCTTTCTCTCGGCATCTTTATTTCTACTGCGTTCTCTCTGCGAACTATCTTTGGTTGCTCGGCGTTTTTGTCTGCTCCCATTACATATCCGATGACTCTGAATGATACTTCTGATTTGTATCCTCGCTCATCTTCTCCGAGGGAGGAACCGTTGCTTTCTATTGAATAATCTGAATCAACGAAGACTTCAAATCTGTGCCCGTCTTTTTGAGCGACGAAGTAGTTTATACCACCTGGTGCCGTCATAAACGGGGTTAGTATCTCGTTCATTTGTTGCTGATACTCTGTCTTGACTGTTAGTTTGTATGTTGCTTCGAGATAGACGGGGATGGGCATTGTGAGAGTTTCGTATACTACTTTTTTATTTTGTTTTCTCGGATATGTTTCTTGCCCGTTGCCGACATTAAGAACAACTCTTTTTGAGTCGGCGTTGGCGAAGTTGGCGGTTTTGTCTTGTTTTATTACCCTGCCGACGGTTATGGAACCGCCTTGGACATCGTTGATGTTTGAGATGGGGGCGTAGACTGAACCTCTCTTTGAGATGTCTTTCGCTATTGACATTCTCTCAACAGTCATTAGTGGATAGATGAGGACACCGTTGTTGTCTCTTAGTTCTCTGTCGTGTTTTATCTGGTATGCTCTTTCGGCACCTGTCCAATAGAACGGCACTTTCTTCCAGCCCTTGTTGGTGGTACAAGAGATGTCCAGCGTGTCGTCAACATAGTCAAAGAGCGCCCTGTCGATAGTTTCGATGGTTGAGGGCTGGAACGGCACTTCTCCCAGTTTTACATCAGTTGGCATCGAATAGTCCCTCTCTGGATAGTGTACACATCGCTGTTATCTCGAACTTGTGGTCTATTTGTCCGAATAGTTCTCTTGGTTGCGAGAGTGTTGAGATTTCATAGTGTAGTCCTCCGTAGAGAACGAAGTCGCCTTCTCGAACGAATAAATCTTGATCTTCGGTTAGTCTTCGCTTATGGAAGTTGACGGTTATCTTGCTTGACTTATCAAGTCCGCTTGCGTCGTCTGCTTTTGTCTGGATGCTTTCGAAAGCAACGAGGGCGTAGACACGGACTGGTGGGAGGAATGACTTCTCTATTGCCTCTCCGTAGATGTCGCTGTATTGTGTTATGTTTCTGTCTATTGGATAATAGACTACTTGTTGTCCGACGACTCTTTCTATGAGTTCGTCGTTTACTGCTTTTACAAGATTTCTTTCCTTCTCTCCGAGAAAGAGTGGTGGAGGAGGTGCGTCTGGTTGGCTCCATTTATTGTCATCTGACATTATTTATCCCCTATCCAACGAAGACACCTGCTGGAACCCTCTTAGTTATAGTCTCTACTGAGTCTGCGATAGATGCGTCCTTCTCTGCGAGGACTTGATAGGTGAGTT